CGTCATTTATGACGGTGCGCCCCTCATCATGCCCGCCCGTGATGAATACCGCCTTGTGACGTTTGAAGAGGAAGGCGGGCTTGACTTGCACCGGTTTGGAAACTTCAGCCCGCGCAAGCAAGAAATTAAGGGTGTGTGTGTGCATTGGGGCGGGTTAAACGCTCGTCACTGTTTTAATGTGTTTGCGTCCCCCACAAGAAAAGTCAGTTCTCATTTCTTGCTAGGTTTAGAAGATGGTCAAGCGGTTGTGTATCAGGTGCTTGACATCAAGCATAGCGCTTGGCACGGGGGCAAGATTAACGGCTTCACCGTAGGCATTGATATTTGTCAACAGGCCGGCATTCAATGGGCTGACCACTATCATGAAGCCGGTTATAATTTACAGGTCATCAGCAACCCGTCAACACGCGGTGAAAAGCGCATATTGACGTTGCACCCCTTACTTGCGCGGGCGGCTTCGCTCTTCCTCGAAGACTTGATGAACGCGCTTGACTTACCAATCAAGCCCGCGCCTGATGCAAGCGGCATTTATGAGAGGGAGGTGAACGCGGGCAAGGTGACCCTGTTTGGTCACTCTCACGTCAACCGCCGTAAATGGGATATCGCACCGTATTGGGATGATATTATAGGGGGCATGAATGTATAATGATGTGAACCTTTCACATCATAGGGGCGTTTATGCTTTCAGTTCATTCAGTCGTCACGGGTAAAGAGGTTATCGACCGGTTATATAAAAACCGCCGGATTGATGCACAGCTTGTGAATGTTGAAGAAGACAGTAACTACTTTGCACTCATCACAAGCGACCGGTCACAATCAGCGCTTGCGGTGCGCGTTGGTGGTCACCTCTTACTTGCTAATCACTCGAAGTCTTATCAGCGGGTTGAGCCAAAGGACGCAGCGCAACGGTGTTTCTTTGATGCGCTCAACCGGTTCTCTTGCGTGATAGGGTTAGGGCTTGCGGGTTCAGGTAAAACCTTTATGTCAACGGCTTATGCGCTGCATAAGATGTTTAGAGAAGATAAGAAGATTGTGATGATCAAGCCTACTTATCTAATCGGCGGGCGAAGCAACGCGATTGCAGCGGTCAAGGGTGATGTGCGTGAAAAACTTGCGCCTTATATCACGTCATTCACCGCCCATATCACAAACATCATGGGTGATCACGGCGCAATGTTTATTGAAGATTGGGAGGCACGCGGGCAACTTGAGTTTGCGGCGGTTGAGCTTGTGCGGGGGCGGCACTTTGAAAACAGCGTTGTCATTGTTGATGAAGCGCAAAACTTGAGCGTTCATGAGTTGCTCTCACTCGTTTCACGGGTTGCTGACTCTTCACAGTTGATCTTGCTAGGTGACTCCCAACAAATTGACACCGGTGCGCGGTGGGCTGAAACCGGCTTGTGTCAGTTCATTGACAGTGAAGCGTATTGGGCAAGTGAAGACGCGGGCGGGGTGCGGTTCACTAAAACCTATAGGGGCATACTTGCTGAACTCGCAAGCGAAGTGCTTTATGAATTGAATGAAGCTTGAAAAACGCCGCTTGACTGCTCGCAAACTTCCACTGCCTATCAATTGAAAGAAAAAAGTCAAGCGGCTTGTATGTAATACCTCAGTATTACTTGTAACTCAATAACTTTTGAAGAATAGATCAAGCGGGCTGCTTGGTGGCTCTTGTTCAGGCTTCCAATGCTCAACCCGCTGTTGTGCTATCTCAGCATACTGTTCTTCACGTTCAATACCTATGAACTTGAAGCCCTCAAGCACGGCGGCGCAGCCGGTTGACCCTGAACCGGCAAAGGGGTCAAGCACAACACCTTGCGGCGGGGTGATTAATCGGCATAGGTAGCGCATCAAGTCAATCGGCTTCACTGTTGGGTGTACATTGCGGTCAACCCCTGCGTGACGTTCAGCCGTTGAAGTTTTAGAACAATAAAAGAACCGTTGCTTGTCACCTAACAGGTCAGCAATCTCTTCATCAAGTATCACGTTGGCGGGGTATCGGCCTTTATCGCTCCCCGTGACATACGATGTCACGGGGATGCATTGACCAAAATGAGAAGGAGCACGATGAGAGGTAATCGTGCTCTCATCACCTACCCTACAAGCATCAATATTGATTGCGCCTGTGCCGTGCTTTAGTACGTTCTTTGCAACCGTGCCTTCAAGCGGTTTCCTGATCAAGATAACGGGTTCATAGGCGGGTTTAAGAGCAGTGCCCCAACCTTGCCACTGTTCAGACTCAGGTGAAGCGGGCGCGGTTATGGGTATCTGCTGACCGTACTTTATTAAATGTTCACCGACTGACACGGTAGCGCCTGAACGCCCGCCCGCCGCTTTTCTATAGCCCACCAATTCACGTTCAAGCCCTTTCTCTTTATCAATCCCCTTGCTCACATTATGAGACTTAGGAAACCCGCTACCATATAACCACATGAGAGTATCTCTCACTTCAAAACCGGCAAGTCTTAAAGATAAGGTCATCAAGTCTTGTGTTCTTGATCCGGCAAAGACTAGACCGTGCGCACCCGCTTTCATGACCCTGTAAACTTCTTTCCATAATTCAGGCGGCGGTGTCCATTTATCCCAATCTTTACCCATAAAGCCCGCACCGCCCGCGTCAAACTGTTCACCGTTCACCCATGCAGAGAGACAAGCGCGGGTTTTCTTTTCTGTGATGTTGTTCAATCCATAGGGTGGGTCAGTCACAAGCGCGTCAATCGACCCCTCATCCATTGTCTTCAACACTTCAATACTATCACCGTTTATAATCATAATCTAATCTCACTATGTAGTGTTCAGGGCGGGTGCAAGCAGCGCGGGCGGCTTCAATCGTTTGGTGAACTGAAGCAACGTCAACATGAGGTTGCGCCTTGCACACGTCAATCACGGTTAGGACAATAAACACGTCAGATCTTGCAGCGCGTCTTGATTGATCCAATAAGTATCACGACTCTTCATTTCAAAAAGCCCCTCATTAACGCCCTGAATGACCGCTGACGCGCTTATAACACCTCTGAAGGTGTATCGACCGCGCCAACCGGTTAAGAGGGCATACGCATCAACCTGAGCGTTTTTAAGCTTGTGCTTATAAATGAGCAAGTGCCCCGCCTCATATCGCGTGGTCTTCACATCAATGTTCAAACCTTGGTAAACAACGTCACCGTGATCAGTGCCTTGCTCACAACTTGTCACACCAATGCGCTTGATCTCTTCAGTGTCAGCGTCAAGCATTTGAGCAAACGCAAGCTCACCGGCAACACCTTCAATATCAACTGACACAGGGTTCACCCCGTCAATATGATTGAAGCGCACACCGTGTTGACGGTTGTTTTCATATCTTGCGCGACCTAGCAGCCGCGCTTCATCAACCGCGCTCTTGCTCAGTTGAATGACCGCGCCCCTGATCACAAGTCAACCTCATAATCATTCTTATCACGTCGCGCCGGTTCATCAGCGTCATCAATCGCAATCAGCCCTTGACGTTCAAGCTCCTCAGCAAGAAGTTTGCGCACATACTGTGAGCGGTTGCAGCCGGCCTTGTTGCTCATCATGTCAAGAATAGCCTTCATAGCGTTTGACATAGTGAGACTGACGACTTCAGTTTTGCGTTCTTTCATGTTTTATACCTCTCAATAAAAAAGTTACTGAGTAATATAAAACACTTAAATATTACTTGTCAATCTCCTCACTCAATAAGTGCGGCTCAACAAGCAATACTCTTGATATGGTGTATTCATCATCATACGCAAGCAGATATTCAGCAAACTTCTCAGCAAGCTCAATATCTTGAGGTTGTAACACATATACATCAACCGTGCGCGGGCGGTGCAATAGATACATGACTACAAGCAGCGGTATAAGAAACAAGATCACGTCAAGCACGCTTGAAGCGATAAGCCCCGCAATGAGTGTATAAGCGCTGACGCAAACCTGTTTCATTCTTGTGTCTCCTCAATCGCATATAGAGCGCACCACACACCTTCAAAGCGCTCAACAGTCAGCAAGGTGTGTTCACCGATCTTTTCAGCAAAGGCCGGCTCATCAGTGTCACTTATTTGGGCGATTGATACAAGGTTGCCGTCATCTTGTTCAATGACCGCTTGCACCGGCGTGTCACTGTACTTCAGCGCGGTGACCGGTAATGACTCATTTAATGTGAGTAAAAACCGATCTTTGCGGGCTTGTGCCTTCTCGTGATCACTTGTTTCATCAAGATATTTGAAGTGACTTTTCCAAAACCGCGCAATCATAAGAAGATAGATATCAATCATCTTCACTCGGTACTTTCACCGCACCATATTCACGCACAACCGCCGTTTCACGCGCCGCAAGCCCCCTGAAGTCACTTGGCTGCGTGTTGTTCAGTTCATCATTCAAGTACCAAAGCGCTTTCTTTAAGTCATCAGCGCGGGCCTGCTCAGGCTTCTTGCCTGCCCGCAATACATACTTGATCACGTTACCGAGCGCAAAGTTGAGCTCATACGCCCTGATCACGTCATTTGCACACATCCCATTATTACCGCGATAATGCGCGGGCTGATTAATCTTGCTCATTGTCTCACCTTTCGTTAAAAGTAATACTCGTTTGAGTAATCTATAACAAAAGCCAAGGTGTTTCTATGGTTTATTTCTTCTTATCGTTTGTATTCTGCGGTGTTGGTATCGCGTTTTTTGAGCATGACCGCACGCTGATTGGGGTCATCTGCATGATATTATCTTGCCTGATGCCGGTGATCAAAGAAACGCATGATCAGGAAAAACGCTTACCACCAACGCCCGCGCCAATTATCATTGAACCTGATCCGAAGATTGAGGCGCGGTTCACTCAGATCATGAAAAAACTTGATGAGGTCAAGTCTTGTTCTGCGCTTTTAGACGAGCTTTCACAACCTTTACAATGACGGTATTGATGCCACCAACGCCCGCACCTAACCAAAGATCAATCACGGTGAAGGTCAGCGTATAACCGCACAACGCGCCAACAAGCACAGCTGCAAGGCGGGTCAACGCGCAACTCTTTTCAGCGTCAAACCGATCTTTTAAAAACGGCTTAAGAATATGAGTGACCGCAAAAGAGACAAGTGAACAGATGATAGCTAGTTGAATTTGATGTTCATTGAAGTATTGCATGATACGCCTTTCAGGTGCGTGCGGGCTGCGTTGGTGTGACGTTAGGGTCAACTGACCCAAATTTAAGAACCGTAGTGAGTGAAGCGTATATTGATTGGGCGTTCTCACACCACTTTTTATTAACTACGGTCAACTTGATTGAGGCTGCAAGCAAGCTCCTGATCACGGTGAAGAAGCGCTCAAAGAAGATGTCAAGCAACAAGTATGCGGGTGACGCGGGGTTTGCGCCCGCTTCAGGGCTGTTGAAGCGCTCAGCGGGGTCATTGCTGAAGAAGTCCATAATGTGCCCCCCATAAGGTTCATTCTGACGAGCTTCAGCGTCTTGCCTTAAGTATGTAGGCGGTATGACAAACAAGCCCGCGTCAATGATCAACTTCACTTCGCCGCCGTGCTCCTCAATCAAGTAAGGTAGCACTTGAACGTCAACATTTGCGCCTATGTTGCTAAATGACGCGCCGCCCCAATACGTTGTGCTTGTTGGTGACAAATAGACAAGCGTGCCGTTGTGATGCGTGATGAAATGACGTTTGCCGTTTATGTTCACATATCTTGAGTCGAGGTTGCAGAGATCAAGCCCCGCGCCGTTATACCGCAACACGGTGGG